GCGTGGGATTGGGGTGTGTTTGTGGTGTGTCGTGTTACGCGGTGTGGTATTATAAGAATGTCGGTTTCGATGAAAGGAAAAATAAAATGTTTAAAGTTAATGCTTATGTCACTGAAATTGAAGCAGATAATTCTTATGAAGTCGATATTGATGGATTGTTTGTTACTACTGTTACTGATTGCGGTGATATTGATGATAGTGTGTTGACGTTTAATTCGGCACTTACTACGGTGCTTGAAATCATGTACGGTGCCTGTGATTTTGATTTTGTGTGTCGAAGCTATAAAGGTGGTAAGTGTCGTTCATATGTTGTTACGATTGACGACGGTGAATGATAACGGCGAGTGATATATAAAACCCCGATAGGAAAAAACCTATCGGGGTTATTTGTTATTTTAGTTGTGCTCGAATATATTCATATTGTATGCGAAATTGACGATTCCGGCTTTTCCGTTTCCGTTTAGCGTGTCTATGATACTGAAATTCATTCCGTCGAATTTCAGTTTAAGCGGTGTGCCATCATCGAGAAAACCCATAAGCATAGTCCATGCACCCCAAGTGTTTGATTTGTTTACGGTGGCGAAAACATTTTGATTCCATTCTGTTTTATTGCCTCGGAACACATAGGATATCTCTAGTCCGTTAATGAATACTGATAATGTACCGTTCGTTACGCCCGGAAGTGCGACGTCTATGTGACGTTCCACGCGTGGCATTGCGGTCGCGTTAGTTTGAATTGCGGTTGCTATGTATTGCGCGTAGATTTCTGAACCCTCAGTGTTTGGGTGTATGTCTGTCATTCCGCTAGCGTAGTACAAACCCCATGATGGCGCGTCCTTGACTGTGAGCACGTTTGCGTTGCGGCCACCGGCGCACATGACACCGTATTTTTGTCCGTCATCGCGGGTAGGCCATGCGTTATCGTACATCATTGGAATAAAAACGATTTTTGAATATGGGAAATTGGTTTTAGCGTAGGTCAGTGCCGTTACAACATCGCTTTCTTTCAATTTGTTGTATGCATCATTACGGCCACCGCCGATTACAACATATTTGATTTTAGTCTTATCGGTTGTCGCGCTGTTAGCTTTCTGCAATTGCTGTAGGAACGTCGTGCCGGTGATGAAACCGCTACCGCCGACTGCGTAATTGTTGCATTTCAGGCCCAGTTTTTGCGCCGCTTTTACTATCATGCTATCGGTTGCGGGGTTAGTTGTTCTGAAACCCTCGAAATAGCTATCGCCTATTGCGATTAGCGTGTTTTGTGTGACCGGTATTTGTATATATCGGCTGTCGCTTTCGTTTTTTGTGTAGGTGTCGTTTATACGGTTTTTTAGATTGGTCGCGTTTTTTACGGTGTTCGCGCCTAATGCGTTTAGGTTGGCAGTCGCGTTGTTCGCGGTTTCGGTTGTAACAGCGAGATTTGACGCTGTTTTATCAATCTTGTTTTTAAGCGTGGTGGCGGTGGTTTCGTCGGTTACGCCTAATGCCGCTAGATTGTTGTTTGTGGTTTGTATTTTCGTTATGGCTTGATTTGCAGTGTTTAGCGCGTTACTAGCGTTAGTGTTTACTTTGTATAGATTAGTGTCGATAATATCCATTGACGCGTTATATTGGTCATTAAGATTCGCCGCGTCACCGGTTGTATATTTTTCAAGATTGAAATTATTTGTGTAGCCTGTCATTTGTGGTTTCCTTTCGCATCGTTTGAGGGTGGTTAATTTCCGCTTGCACTTGCATTTGATGTATTGTACGGTCGATAATCCGCATTGCCGCGTTGTATCCGTCGCGTAAGTCTGCTAAGTCGCCGGTTTCGTATAATGGCAGATTATAAAATGGTGTTTCTGTAGCCATAGTATGCTCTTTCTGTTATTTGGTATCATTGGGAATAATAAACCCCTCGGCGGTTTTCTTCGCGTTTGCGAGGTCAGTAACGGTAAACGCTTCGGTTCCGATTTTGTTCAGAATGTGGTTTAGCGTTGCGCCTAGACTCGCTGCGTTGCTACTGGAAATACCTAAGGCCGTGCAGAATGCTTCAAGCCCGTCCGGTAGCGCGTTTTCCTGTCCGGCTTGTTCGGCTTTATCGTTGATTTTCTTGAGTGCCGAATCAAGTTTATCCATTGACGAATTATATTGGTCTAATAGATTCGCCGGGCTGCCCGCGTCATATTTTTCGAGCTTGTAGTTTGGTGTTTCCGTCATAATGGACTATCCTTTCGTGATTATAATGCCGGATACGGTTTACCGGTTTCCGTGTCGGTAACACGGGGCGTATCGTCGTTGAATATGGTGAGATTGCCGACTGCGGGCGTTTCGTCGGTACGATGCTCGGCCAATTTGTCAATATCTATGTCGGCAATTTGACTGGTTCGCGCACCGTAAACGGATAATTCTCGGTAGAGGTCGCGCAACGCTGTTTTACTATCGGTATATTCACCTTTCGTGACGTTCCACACAAGTTGTGTGTTTCCTATGTGTTCGATTTGTTCTTGAATTTGCGTTATGGCTAATGCGTAATTGTTTATGTGCTCTTCAATGTTTTTTATTCTTGTATCATAGTCGGTTAATGTTTTGTTGATATCGGTTATGATTTCATCAAGATATGCAGTTATGTGATTGATTTCACATGCAATGTGCTTTATTATTTCCTCTTGGCTTTTAGCATTCCAATAAAACGCGGGTATGGCGGGCGTGTACGGCCATACTGAGAAAAACGGGAGTAGTGGAAACATGCGCATTATCCTTTCAATAATTGTTTATGTTTATTGTCCATAATGGGCTAAAACATGTTTCAAGGTGTTCGAGTAATATTACGTCTATATCGACGTATTCGCCATTTCGTATACGATTGACTTTATCCATGAAATCACCGTTGGCGATTGTCTCGTATTGGTTGTCCGTCGCGTTGCTCGCATAGTCTTGGTTTTCGGCTAATTGCGTGGCGGGGAAATCACTGTAGACGGTTCGCATTTTGTGCCATATGTCGCTATCACTGAGAATTATATCGGGATTATTGCTTACAAGCGCATAAAGCGGGCGCAGCGTCGGCATAATTTCCTGAATGAGTCGCATAAAGTGCCGTCGCCATCTTGACGGTGGCATAACGCCTAATTCGCGGTCATAGAAACGGTTTTCGATTTTCTTGCAACAACGCGTGTATTGCGTGTCATCATAGGCAACGTCCCGCCATGACCATGCGGCATTATTCCAGTCAACACCGCCCGGCACGTCGAGCAGTTCACCAAAAGTGTACGTCATTACGCCGTGGAAATCGTCGCGTGATTCGCACGGCTGATAATGGTCTATGTCATTCTGCATTGTCATCGTCGTTCATTCTTTCAACGTCCGTCAAGTAAGCGTAGTTACGGGAAACATTGTCTTCGTTCCATACAACCTGTATTGGTTCCTTAAGGTATTTTCTAAACCTTGTGTTGAGAATATCGCACGCGGCACGCCGTTCCTCAAGCTCGCTGAGTGCGCGTAGGTCGGTCGGCTCCCCGTAATCGTTGATTTCGTCGGCGGTCTGCCGTTCCATTTTCAACGGCAGGTTTTTAATGCCAAGCGATTGATAGAACGCGTTCCAAGTGTTCTGTATGTCGTTCTGTAATTCCATGCCGATATATTCGACGTTGGTTTTCAACACGTTTGCTTTCATCGAATCTGTGAAACCCGGCGTCGTCATGATAGCCATTTCGCCGCCTGAGATTTGCTTGATAACGTTGATGCCCGCCGTTTGCTGCCCGGCTGGAACCTCAAGTATAAATGGTGTTTTCTGATTGAAACGATTCTGCCGCCGCGTCATGTACAAATCTTCTATTTCATGCGCGAAAAATTCAATTGTCGGAATGAGTGGCGTGCGTGCGCGGTTAGCGTAGATGAAAACGCCATTGGAATTGTTAACCGGAAAACGCCAACCGTTGATGCCGTAACTATCCCATTTCTTCGGTTTGTAATACACGTTGAAATTCGATGTAGTCACCGCTTGCGTGCTGAAAAACACTCCCGGCTTGCTATGCGGGAACGCGATTGTGGCGTAACCGAAATACAGTAGATTGTATTCCAAAAACCATGCGTCACATGTTTTCGGCAGATTCAACCACTTGAAACGAGATAATGCGATATTCAACATTTGCGAATACGCCATTGAATACGCTTGCGAATTGAGCGCTTGCGATTGCTGCCACATCGGCGCACCGTGTTCGCCCATTTCCGCACGGGTCAACGGCCTTTTATGCGTGCGTTTACGTCCCATATCATCACCTTATAAATTATCGTGTACGAAGTCACCGCCGATTTCCTCGGGTTTGTTCCATATTGTAACACCGTTGCTAAAAATATCCCTGATTGTCTGCAATTGCGCGTTTTGCGCAAATGGGCAGATAAGCCATATGTCCGCGCTCTGCCAATACGCGAAATGTTTGCAAGGCGTCAACGACGGACGGCTGTAAAGTTTGTTGCTTGCGATACCATAGCGCAGCATGTAATCGCCCGCAGCCGCGATTGCGCCATTGTCTTCGGTGACGATTTTGATTGTCATGGTATCAAGCCCCGTAGCCTGTTTGAAGTTGTCGCCGCCATACGCGCCAACGGGTTGCGCGGGATGATTAAGAAAGTCACGCCACGCCATGCTGACATTGGAACGCGTGTTAGTCATGACACGTTTGGCATTGTTCACACTCTGATTACGTGACGCCGCCGCGTTCGCGTTCGTCGTGTTCGCGCTTGTGGCGGTCATGTCGGTTGCCGCGCTTGTAGCGTATTCGTTGTTACGGTCAGCCTGCGTGTTCGCGCGAGTTGTCACGTTGGTTGCTTGCGTTATCGCGTGCTGTGTCTGTTCGCTGTTCGCTCTGTTTGCATTCTTCGCTTTCGTATTGGCGACATCGTTGGCCGTGTGGTTGAGTGCTTCATTATTGGTTATGGCGACACCGGTATTGTAGCCTTGCAGTGCAGCGCTGCCGATAGCCATGGAACCGGCTACCAACGGTGACGCCGCGCCACCGGTGCCGATTACCAACGCGGCACCGGCCATTGTGCCTATCGCGCTAGCGACGCTTGACAACGCTTGTGTTTGAGACCCCTCTATAAACGCCTTGTTCTGCAATGTGTTGTCCTGGTCGACATCAAGATTTATCTTGATTGTGGCAGTGTTTAAATCATCGTTCTGCCGCGTGGTTGAATATGTCAGATTATCAGTGCGCACACTATTGGACTCGTCTTTCACCGCGGTGTCACGCTGATTGGCACGCGCCGTGTTCGATACCGCTGCGGCGCTGCTGCGATACGTGTTATCTCGCGCCGTGTTTGCCGAACGTGCGCCGTTTTCGTACGAGATAACGGCGTTTTCACGAGCTTGCGCAACTTCTCGATTGTATGCGTCGGCGCGGTGCGCGTCGATTGCGCGACGTTGCAGCGCGTATGTTGGTATGTCGTGCGAGATAAGCGTTTTGAGCATGTCCGCGTTCGGCACGTCGGCGGTAATGCAAGCACCGTTGATAGCGTCAATGCTGATAGCCGTATCACCGTCGTTTCCTATTCCGTTAAGCCATGCGATTTGTCGCAATATCGGATAGCTGAGAGATGTAATAGTTTGCGCCGAGAGGTGCCCACAGTCTGCTATTTCCACACGGGTTTTATTGCCGATATTGTCGGATATTTCGAGGTACGCGTAGGGTGCAAGATACAGCCGTGTTATTTGAGCATATTCGTTAGCATAGCCAAAGTCGTTGATTGTCAAATTAATATCGGATATTTTCGCACGAGCACCGCTAACCGTATACCATTCGATGCCATTCACATTTACGCTGCTGTTAAACTGCATCATGTTCGCGGTGGCGACGAACACCGCTGTAATCTGTGACATGATATGCGGATAATACGCAAAAAGCGTGTCGAAATAATCGCCTGATATTTTGGACGTTTCAAGTGCATACACGCTTACGTTGCTTGCAGTGAGATTGTCAACGGAGTTATACGATGTACCCGCGCCGGTTACGTTTGACGTGTAAATATTTCCGGCACCCCATGCGAAACCCGTTACCACATCGTCGTTATTACTGTATGTCGGGTCAGTGTCCGTAATGTTCGTGCCCCGCATGTTACTCATGGTTTGCAATTGTTCGGACGAAAACGTTGCGGCTAAACAGATGTATCTTGTGCCGTTTTGCAGGTTAAACGATGTGCTTTTTCTGATATTCGATGCTGCGTTGCCATAGTCAACGTCGGGCAGCGTGAAATCACGGCAATTCGCGCGCGGGTTTTTCAACAGTTCTTGCGGCGTCATTTCCGTTAACGGCGCGTGCCCACGTGTCAGCACCATTCCGTTGATTGTGGTGCTGTTGATGTAGTCCGTCCATACGTCGCGCATAAGCGTGCATGTTGTCGTGTTCGGTGCTTCCGCGCGTACGGAAGTGATGAAAAAATGATAGCATGTCTGCACGTCGGTTTTTTGATATGGCGTATTGATAATGTCATGCGAAAAGTCAACGACAATGTAATTATACTGTTGCGCCGTCATGTAAGGTACGGGCAATTTTATATCGTCCGCATCGGCGCGTGCGATATACGTGTTCGTTGTGAGTTTGACGGTTTCGCCGTCCAGTTTGTCAAACCATGCGTCTCGTGCGGTGTCATCGGGGAATTTCACAACGTCGTGATAATCATCGTACCAATTCACGCGGCACAGCTTGATTACCGTGTTTGGCGTCCAAACATTGTAATCGAAAACGTTGCGGTACTGACCGTATACGCGTGTATCCGTATCGGGGAACGCTGTTGCGTTTTGCAGATGTGGAAAGTCCATATCGTACTCTTTCTATATATGAAAAAATGAGTGGTGCTTCACATGAAACACCACTCATTTTATACCATAGTCGATTCAGACTATTCGACGGTGAACGTGCATGTTGCGGAATATTCCGTAGTCTCGCCGTTAGGATTGGTGTACGTGGCGGTGCCCGTCACGGTAATGACGTCACCGGCCACAAGGCCGTCACGCTGTATGTGCAAGCGTGCTTGGTCATCCACGAACGTATTGACGTTGAGGTCGAACGCCGCGCCGAGTGTATCAGCGTCGCTTGCGGCATGGTTCGCCGCAACCTCGTACGTTGCCGCGTTCGGCGCAACCTGAACGGCGGTGCCCGTTGGGTTGACGTTGGCGGAGAGCTTCGGTGTGAGCTGCACAAGGTCGCCCGCCTTGACGCTTCCCGTGGTCGGGGTCAGCGTGAAGCCTGTCACGGTCTGAGTCACAACCTTGATGGAAGTGCCCGCATCGGTGGTGAACAAGGCGCACGGCGTAAACGGCGACACGCCATAAATGCCCCAGTGGTTGAGATACAGCGTGTTGGAAAGTGTTTGCGGATTATAGAACTGACTAGTGCCGTACAGCGTGTCGCGTACCTGATACCAATCGGTCGATACAAGCAACGCCACCGCGCCCGGAATACCGAGACTCGGCACCTGAATGATACGATACGGCACGTCGGCCTTATCCAACTGGAACACAGCCGACAACGCGTCAACGTCGAGCGACGCGAGATATTCCGGTTCAATCAGCAACACCATTTGTTGCGGATTAGCATACGCCGGAATATCGGTGACGTTCAGCGCGTTGTACTGCGTTGACGGGAACTGCATACGTCCCGCGGTCGCACGCAATGCCTTAAGCAACGTCTTAGCAGTCGTTTCATCGCTCGGCACCGCGTCAAGATGCACTTTGTAGAAACCAAGATTCTGCTCGTAATGACGAATCAGCGCAAGCATGATATTCATTTCATCATAATTGTCACTGTTGCGTGGCGTTTCCATAATCTGCGCAATGAAACGATTTAGGCCGAAATCATCAACGAACGCTTGCCGCAATTCGTCATCGGTCCATGAAATCGGATATTGGTCCTTGCGGTTCATTTCATAGAACCACACCGCCGCTTCGGGCCGATGCATCTTCAAAAGGTCTTCCGCATCATCTTTGTACCCGTGCGCCTTAATCCACTTGACGGCGATTTCCTGCACGGTGCTGCCCCAATACAGATTTTCCTTTTTGAAAACCGAAAACGGGTTTTCAAACGGCGCGTTCTGTGCCATTACGGTGAGTCCGATACGATTAATCATGCTCCAAACACAGTCGTTGAGATACTGCCGATTCATCGGGTCGAATAAATACCGCGCGGTGTTCGCCACACCGGTTTGTGTCGCGCTAGGCACGCGCTGCTGATAATCGTCGGTATTCTTAAGACGTACTTTATCCAAAATGGTTGCGTTATCTATCGCCATGATTCATCCTTTTTTCAGAGCGTGTAATCGAGGTTTTCCAAGTCCTCTGCCGCGGCTTGCGCGATTGCTTCCGCCGCGTCGTCGTCGTTTTCCTTGACGGTCGCACCGTTTTCAACCATTTGCGCAACGGAATCGGTGAAATTGTCGTATATGCCGTCGATTCGTTCGCTGATTGCGTCCGTACGGTCGCTTAGCGCGCTTACCTTGTCCAGCACGTCGCGTAGCATGTCGCGCAAGTCATCGAACTCGCCTACGCGGTGCGTTTCGTCGGGGGTGAGGTCATCGCGTTCGGCGGTGTCCCTTTCCTCGGTGGTTTCGTCATTCATTATTTTTCCTTTCATATGAAAAAAAGTCGTACCGGCGAACGAATACCGAACCGGCACGACTTAAGAATAGCATACTTGCAACATGATTCACAACGACGGACGGCACGCTTTTCCCTCACGGCCATATCATTGGCGGAGTCAACCGTGGTAATCAATGATAATGTTTTATCGCCCTCGCTACGACACCTTGCGTATGCCGCGTTTATTTTACACCGAAATTTCTGAGCATTTCACTCACGGCGTGTTGCGTTTCCACCATATCATAGCGTAGATAACCCAGCGCATAATAAGACGTGAGATTCCTAATCAAATCTTTCGCCATGTTCGCGGTCAAATAGTTCAACTTGTTATCATCCCTTGTGATTGCGAAATACGGAACATGCGTGCCACCGTCGTATTTCGAGGATACGAAGACGTATCCACAACGCAAATCAACATAGACGCCGTATTCATGCCGCATCCATCGAAAAACATACGTAAGTTTTGCATGGCCATGCGGCTTTTCGATAAAATCGGTGTCATGCCGTTTGAACCTGTTTTTTGCGGTCATGTCATCGTTGTTCTTCAACATGCGGCCCGACACTGTATTCTTCGTTTTCTGTTCGGCGTACGCGTCATCCCGCACATAGTCGAACAGACATGTTTTTCTGCCCAGCCATTGTAATCCGAACTCGGGTTCCAACGGCACGTCATAATGTTGAAAATACGGATTGAAAGCGTCGCAAGCATTACCGAGCAGAAATATTCTAGGCTTGCGCAGTTCCGTATCGTCAGCACGTTCGCGCGTAACTGTATCCACAAGTTTCGCCAATTGCTCGAACTCGTTTTTCAGATACGTGTGATACCGGTCATCGTTATCAATGATGATTTCATCCATGCAAATATTACGCACGTTAACGTACGTGCTTTTCTTTTTCTGCTGCTGCAACGACAAAGGTATAAAATACCCGATTGTTTTCCATTCGTTTTCTTTCTTACCGGTTTTCTTTCTACGAATTTCGGCTATTTTATTGGTTGTCCGAAATTCATAATCGGGGAAAATGTCATCTTGCACGATACGGCTGAAATAGTTCGCCGCGACATCGTTGTTTTCCTCACGAAAGCGTGTTACTTCAACGAAACAGTACCCGTTTTTTAAGTAATCCTCTATCATGTATTTTCGTACGCCGTATGTTTTGCCTAGGCCGCGTGCGCCGATAATCATGTTCACATCTGCGTTTCGTGGCAATATCAGCGTCTTAAGCCGGTCATAATAATATTTCGCCATCAATACTCACAATCATAGGTTTGCCGTCACGCACGATAAGCTCGCGCGGTGTCGTTTCCACATTTCGATTGTACATGCATGACATGTACGCGAGATTCTCGCCGTTCGCCTGTTTGTCCGATTCGCCCAGCCATCTACCGGACGGATACAGCGCTATCGCTTCGGGTGCGTCAACATGATACGTCGTGCCCTGATAATCGGTGACGGTGTCAACGTACCTATCCCATACATGCGGGCGGTTGCGTTGCAGCGTGTGGCAAATTTCATAATCTACCAACACGTCATACCCGAGCGCCAACCGTATCGTTTCCGCGAAACCATGCCCGGCATGGACGATTTCGCCCACGAAGTCCTCAATGGTGTACATGCCATCGGGTCGCGGAAGTCCCGCGCAAGTGACATGCACGCGCCCGGCCATATCCAAACTGACGCGTGCTTTGTTCCACAATTCCACATGTTCGGCGTAACGAGTGGTGCCGCCGCAGTCCTCCACCTCGAATTTTCCGATATGTTCCAGCGTTGACGCCATATCGGGCGCGGTGTTTCGGACGCGCCGCATGGTGCGATTGATTGCGTTTTCTATCGCGGTGTGCAACGGTTCGAGCGCGGCCAATAGTTCCGTGTCGGTTACGTCATTGTCACAGCTGATTTTCAGACTATCGGTATCGCCGCCCGTGACGGTGACACGTGCGCCGAAATGCCGATATATCAACAGCATGGCTATCAAGAGATGCATTCTACTGCCCGCTACGATTCGCATGCCGTAGGTATAGAGCACGCGCGGTGTTTTCGGGCGTTTTTTCGCGAAATTCTCGGGAGTGCATACCGTGGTTTTATCGACTTCAAGCTCGCCGTTTTCCGTCACGCGGTAATCGGCTTTCATGACGTCTTGCGCTTGCGTGCCATAGATTCCGTTGAATTGTCCTTTCACGGTGCTGGCGTAATAGGATTGCAGAAATTTCATGCTCAACGTACCCGCTTTTGCGTCGCGTGCGATTCCCTCGGGTATGCTATCGGGTATTTCATTCGAGTATGCCGTACCCTCATGATAATGTTTAATCAGATTTTTCACGTCGGTTTTTCGAGCGAAAAGCATGTTGGATTGTAGAGTCACGTAATCGGGCGGAACAATCGTTTTAGTGGTGGCTTCACCATATAATACGTGCATTTCATCGTACTCATATACTTGTGCCACGTTCCATAATTCAATCTCGTTAACATGCAATATGCATTCGTCCGCGCGATACAATTTTCCGAACGCGTACATCGCGTTAACGGCACTGTCAACGTAACCGTGCGCCCTGACGCTGTTTTCCTGTGTTTTCGCACGCTCGTTATTGGCATAATCCGTATCCGCTTGCAACGTCTTTACGAATTTTGAGCGTGGGCAAATTGCAATGCCCCACGCGTCAAAGCATGTGTTTTCACGCAACCTGAGATTCGTAAATTTCACAGCCACATGCAGTCCCGTAAGAAACGGGTCATCATAATTCGACAACACGACGTCAAGCGACGTGCCAATAATGCGTTCGCACGCGATTTGCAGAATATCCGCAGGTGCTGGCACGAATTTCACTGGCAATCGCCGCCCGTTGATGAACGCGTGATGCATCGACGTTACATCCAAGGACGCGACATTATCCACGACAACGCTAGCGGTTTTCGCACTCGTAAACGTCAACCCGCCACGGAAACACGCCTTACGCAACGCATAGGACTCATAGTTTTTCGGAAACTCTTGATTGCACGTCATCTCAAAAGCCCGTTGCAACGTGATTTTCTTACCACCTTGCAACGTAACGCGCCGTCCGCCAATCTCACGCCGCGCCATCTGCCGCACAAGCGACGTCTTGGTAAGCACGCGGCACCCCAGCATGTCCGGCGTAAGCCAATGGTTCGCACGTAGCAACCACTGCAAATACTGGGGTATCACTTGCACATCACGTCGTGCGTAAAACAATTCCTCATCGGTCAACGGCGTTTCAGGCGTGCGTACAAGCGAGTAATCCCAATCGCCCACCGCCTTAGGCAACCCGCATGTCTCGCCCATTGCACGCAATCCGCCCATTTCCAAGTAAAACGTATCCCAAAAACGGCACACCACGTCAGCACCGACGCACAAGTCAAGCGTATACACGCTAGTAGCCGTCTGCGCATTAGCGGTAATCGTGTACGACTGTGCCAATTCCAACATGAGAGTCTGCATATCGAACATAAGATTATAGGCGGCGATTATCGGGACATAATCGTGCGCGCGCCCATATCCGATAAGATTATCAATGTATGTCAACGCTTCGGACGTATGCCGGTAAAACCGTACATCGTCCGTGTCGGGAGTGTACGATTCTAGCGGTGTGTTACGTAAATCGTTGAAAATGTATAATATCGGATATGCGCGCGTTTCGGCACCCGTGCCGATATTCGTTGTTTCGGTGTCGAATATCGCCGCAATCTTAAATTCCTTGCGCTTTATCATCGTACTACATCGGGTGAGACCGCAATAAGCCATATCGGACTACCGCCGTCAACGTCCGTGTAATCCTCCAATTCGCCTGTATGCATTTTCATATTTTTGGCGTACTCCAGCACCTTTTCGTTTCGTTGCATGATAGTGTCAAAAAGCTCGCTGAGCGAATCAGCACCATACGCTTTCATGACGGTTTCTAATCGTTTGTTCGGCGGAACGTTCGATTTCTGCCATATGTTTTGTGTGTATCGCCAAAACACCTTGACTTTTTCCCGGCCAAGGTCTCCCAACACGCTAGGCATTCCTTTGGACGCCATGCGCATTTCCTCACGGAAAATATTGAACGAACGCGCACGCTCCCTCACGCGCCCTTTACCGCCACGTACCTCACTTACCTGTCGCACGAGTTTATCGGCGGCTTCATTCGCACGCTGATACAGTTCATTCCGCATGCCGCTATTACGAACACGGCCAACGTACGTGTTTTTCAACTGCGTTTCAAGCCGCTGAATGTAAGCACGTCGTGCATTCGCTTCGCTTTCGGGCATGGTGTCGGTAATGCTTTTTTTCAGACTGTTTATAGCGCGATGTACGCGCTTGCGTTTCGCGGTCAATACGTCCGCTTGTTTATGTGCTCTAGGCATGTTCACTACCTTATAAAAAAAAGTGCCATAGCATGTACGGCACTTTTGTTTCATTCCGAACTACTTGATTTCAAGCGATTTCGTGGAACGGCCACCACCCAGCGGAGTCTGCTTAACCGCGACGGTAATGCCGTCCGGCGCGTTGAAATCGGGGAACATATCGTAGATATCCAACACGCTACGGTAGATTCCCTGTGACTGACTGAAATACGTGTTGCCGTCTTTTCCGAAAAGATAGACGTTTGTGCATTTCTGCCCAGTCTGAGAACGTACGCCCGGCGCGATATAAACGCCGATAACCGTCAATGGTTCCGCGCCGCGCCCGTTCAACGACAACGCGTTATTACGTGCGTTGACGATGGCGCGTTTTCCCTCGAACGTGCTGTTGTCCATCGTGCAAATATAACGATAGGAGTCAGCGGTGTTCTGTGCGGTTTCATTCACGGTGGTATCGGTCATCTGTTCGTTTTCCTCGTTCATTTCAGTTCCTTTCAGAATTCAATATTTTTATCGTTATCGTTATCGTTATCGATGCCGGTTACGTCAGTTGCGACACGTTCCGCGTGCTCAATGAACGTATCAATATCCATAACATATATGCTCTTGTTAACGGTAATATCGTCAACCAAGATATTAACAATACCGGCGTCCATAAGCACTTTAACGGCCATTTCAACGTTACGAACATTTCCGTTAGTGTGGAATGTCTGTGCTACGCCGTCTTGGTTATAATAGCTTATGGTGCTGTCAGCGATTACCTTACGTATCTTTCGCATGTTTGTTATCCTTTGTATCTGTTTTTATTTTCTGTCAACCATTTTTGGCGACATAAATATTTATAGCACAAAAATCGGCGTGCGCAAAAAAGCGACACGCCGATTATTGATATTGATTCTCAATAACGCAAAATCTGCCCCGGATAAATCAAACTCGGATTAGACAAACCGTTAAGCGACGCAACACGCGCCCAATCTGAACCAAACACTGACCACAAACTATCACCCGATACAACCGTATACGTGCGCGCTACATTCGACTGCGCACCCCCGCCATAGCACACGGTTTCCCCCGGATAAATCACAGCCGGATTGCCTGACCCATACCCGTGCCACGACTGCCACGGCAACAGTCCAGCACGCGCGGCAATGCCCGACAACGTATCCCCCGGCATAACCACCACGCAAACCGACTGTGACGTATTTCCGCCGGTGTTCGTTTCCCCCGGCGCAGATACATTCGCGCCGTCGCCACGCGCGTATGCGTCCCACTGCCAACGTTCGCCCCGAAAATAATTCAAGTCCAATCGTCCGGCATAGCCCGGCACATATCCGTTCGACGTGTACTGCCGCATGGCTTCACCATACGCGCCATACAGCCACGGCGTTTCCTGATAACCTGTCACGTTCATTGACGCATACTGTGCAACCCACACGCCGCAATGCTCCCGCACGTATGAGGTAAGCTGCCCCAGCGCTGACGCCTGAACATACACAATCGGCCACACCCGCGTACGGTCATGCACATGACGCACCCACGTTTCAATCCACGCGCCATTACCAAACTGCGGATTATCCTGAGATTCCCAGTCCAAAACAAGCACGGCATTTCCAACGTATCCGCGCACGTTATTAACGAAAAAATCAGCTTCCGCGTTCGCGTCACGCCCCATCGCGTAATGATATACGCCGATGCTTTTGCCACTGTCCACTGCACGCCCGAGCTGATAGTTTGCTGCCTGATTCACACCGTTGGCCAAACACATGTTGTTAAAACCGCCGACACCCCACGTGGCACCCGCCACAACAAAATCAGCGTCAAGCGCGTACGTATCAATATCACACTGCCAATTGCTCACATCCACCCCGCGCATATCCGCGCTTGCAGATGGCACAAAAAGCAAGGACAATGCGCATACGCACGCCAACACGCTACGCCACATTCGTATCATCACTATCACCCTTATTATTCTCGAGCAATGCAATAAGTTCTTCCGTCAAAACATTGTTCTTAGTCATCAAATCATTAAAATCGCTAAACGTCGTGGCGATAAACCACGCCATACCACAACACGCGACAATCGGAAACCCTACACTTCCGACAACGGTTACAATCGAACTAATATCCATCAAATCACCTCACAAATAAAAAAAGGTCATGACACATCGAATGACATGCCATGACCTAATATATCACAATCGCGTAGCCTATCCGGGAATTGAACCCGGCACGCACATTTTATAAGAATGCCGCTCTAACCACTGAGCTAATAGGCCATCACCACACCACACCTCACCCCGCCCGCCGCATCAAATCAACAATATCACGACAATACGCAAACACATAATCCGACACATACGAATCACATTTAAACCACTTCGCATTAATAACAACGGCCTTAACGCGCTGTTCACCACGCACCCTATAACCCTTGACGAAATCACAAGTATTACGCTTGCAAAACATGCTCAAACCACCTTTTTTTCTCAATCACCGATTAATACGGTAGCCTAAACAGACTGCGCCCGGAACGTGAAACACGCCATCGTCAAGTACGTCCCTAAGCCCGTATACGTCAATGCATTCAACAAACCGAGTTTCGATTAAGCAATCGGACGCAATATCAACGAAATACACAAACACATCGTAAATACTATTCACGTTAAAATCAATTGAATTAGACAATGCTTTAAGATTCATAAAACTCATTTTATTTTTCCTTTCATCGAAACCGACATTCTTATAATACCACACCGCGTAACACGACACACCACAAACACACCCCAATCCCACGC